TCAAGAGGCTTTCAATAGTCTCCAAATGTGCCATTGGAACCGCTGCCAGGACATCCTCGACCAAATCAAGGGCGGCATCGCGTTCTTCAAGATAGATTGCCACATCCCCATTGAGGGAGTTGTGAACCGAAAACAGAGGATCGCGGTTGATCAATAGCCCCACCCACCCTCTGAGTGTGTAATCTGTGCGGTTAACCTGTCCTCAAGGGCTAGAAGCCCCCACACAAGCCCTGTGATGGCGATTGCCGCCCCTATCAGTAGCCAAAGCATTATTCATCCCCTGTCCTTTGGAATGGCTTAATGGTGACACAAAGTTATCCACAGGCACCTAAGACACCCGAAAGATTGTTTGTGTTGTGTATGGACAGTCGTATGGATTAGGCGTATCGTTCTTCTTGTAGGCGAACGACCTACAAAGAAAAGGAAAGAAAATGTCAGTAAATACATTATCAATCAACACAGTTGCAGATGTTTCCATTTCATCAACTTCAGTTATTCAGCTTGGAGAAGTTAAAGAAGTTCCATTGAATTGGGATTTTTCAGATACAAAGACAGTCATGGTCAATTACATCAAAGTTGAAACTCGCTTGAGTGTTGGAAATGAATACACCGATGCAGGTATTCATCACAGTTTCTTTATTGGTTTTCAATTGATTCTCAAGAATGGAAATCTTGGTGTGTATCCAAAATCAGATTGGATCAAGCGTTCACATCTAGTTCAACTTATTGGTGAAGATGTTGTTTGCAATCTTGAATCAGCGAACATCGTTGGATTGCAAAATCGCTTGCAAGAACTATCAGGAAAGGTGGTTGCATAATGACAACCAACGAATACTTTGCAAAGTATTACGGCGACCTTGTAGGTGCAACCATTCTTTCTTTTGATGGGATGCAAAATGAAGATTGCGATTTCGGTGATGGTTTCCCATCATTCACAGTCAAGTTCAAGGATGGCGAGATTGGTCAGATTCAAATCAGTCAAGACCCTGAAGGCAATGGTGGCGGTTTCATTTTCGGTTTGAATAGTGAGGTGAATGCATAATGATCACAAAGCGCGGAAAGAAGTTGCGAGCAATTGCAATTGCAGTTGGCATCATTCTTATTTGGCAAGTTGCAAGCAATCTGTGGTGGGTTGGTATTGATTCACCGAATGCAGAGTTTCTTGGTTGGTGTTGGGGTTCAATGAGCGAATGTGTGGTGTTGTAATGGTTGGAAAGAAAATCAGGTCAGTCCGAGTCAGCGATCAGGTATGGGCGAAGGCGAAGGCGAAGGCACAGTCAGAAGGCAAATCAGTTTCCGAAGTAATCGTTGACTTTCTGAAGGGATATATCAAATGACAAAAGCCACAACCGCCATTGCCTTTGCCGAAAGAGGTTGGCACATCTTGCCTGTTGCCCCTTATCAAAAGACACCATTCTTCCCCATTGCAACTCATGGATATAAGTCAGCAACAACTGACATTGAAGAGATTGAAAAATGGTTCACTCGCGCACCGATGCTCAACATCGGCATCGCTTGCGCCCCTTCAAACTTAGTTGTCTTTGACATTGATTACCGCAACGGCGGAACAACTGAAGGTCTCAACCTTGATACATTCACAGTTGCAACAGGCGATGGCTTGCATCTGTATTACACCGCCCCTGCCGATGCCAAGTTCAAGGGCAAACTTCGTGAAGGCGTTGACATCAAGCACAATGGCTATGTGGTGGGTGCAGGGTCATTGCACGAATCAGGCAAGTTCTATGAGGTCGTCAAAGACATCCAACCTGCACCGATGATGGAGTAAATATGAGTTGGCTCAATGTGCTTGCAGCCCCCATTGTGGCACTCATTGCAATGGGTCGTGGCAGGAAGCACATCTTTTGGTCAATCTGTTCATTCTTCTTTGGCTTTTGGGTGCTGATACCGCTTCTTTTGTTGCCCAAGCGATCAAAAGCTGAACCTGAAATTCCGAAAATCTTCATCGCACTTGCAATCAATCATCACATTAAAAAAGAACTGAAAGGAATCAAATACCCATCCGACATCGCCTGAAAATGACAAAGAAATCCCCTTCACCATGACCGACTAATGGTGAAGGGGATTTCTTATTTGGCAAGTGCGAGAGCAATGCCTTCTTCGAGAGAGATTTTTGGTTCATAGACTTCAAGCATCCGAGTCGGATCGCCTACGCGGTATTCAACACCAATCGGTGCATCAAGATTGTTTTTGATAGGGGCAAGATACCCTGCTTGCAACATGACCATTTCTGCCAACTCAATGAATGAGGTTGGGCGACCTGAACAGATATTCATTGTTTTTACATCATTGATCACGGCTGCAAAGGTTGCGCCCACGACATCATCAATGTGAACAAAGTCGCGCACCTGTGTTCCTCTGCCCCACACTTCAAATGGGTCTGCCTTGCGCTTTGCGCGTTCAATAAAGGATGGGAATGGGTAATCAAGTGCCTGATCTGAACCGTATCCGCTGAATGGGCGCAACACAGTTACTTTCAAACCTTCAGCTCGTGCATATGAGGCAAGCATTTCACCCGATAACTTCGCCCAACCATAAGTGAAGTCAGGTGTGCGAATGTGTTCAAGATTGATGTCAACTTCACGCAATTTTTGTTTGTATTCAAGTCTTTGCAAGAAGATTGGGTAAGCCGCACTTGATGAGAAATAGACAATGTGCTTCGGGCGAGTTCTCAATGCCCATTGGAACATATCTGCATCTATGGCAAGGTCAGAGGCAACTGACAAAGGGTTGCCCTCAATAGTCATCCGCCCACCGACAATCGCCGCGAGATGAATCACGATGTCAAACTGTGTGGTGTCTGTGGCGAAGAAATGGCGAACTTCCTTGCCATTTACTAAGTCAATTCCTGTGATTTCGTGATTTTGCTTTTCAAGTGCGCGATGGAATGCACGCCCAACAAAGCCGGCATCACCTGTGATCAGAATTTTCATTATTGCCCCCACTCGTACAAGTATTTATCGTCACCCGACAAAGTCACAGATTTCTGTTGGTCAACGGTGAAGATAAACTTATCATTCTCATCTAAAGCTGCGCCAATGTGACTTATGTGATTGACAGGTTCGAGCAGGTATGGCTTGCGGATGGATTTGCCTTCAACGGCTGTGTCGTAGAACTCGTCATGAACAAAGCACGAGAATTGAATGCGTGGGTAAATCAGATTTCTCAGGAAATCTTGGTCTTGGGTGTAATAGTCTGAAATTTCTGCCGACTCAATCAGGGTGCGAATGTCTTTGAAGAGTGCCGAGCGAACTGTGAACATACCTGCATTGATCGGGTAATTGTGACCAATCGGGTGATCCTTCATGATGTGAGCATCTAGCCCTGAATCAATGAATTCCTCGTGAGCGTTAAATTCGCGCAAGGACAGGCGAGCATCGGCATCACGGAAGGCAACAAAGTCGTAATCTAGTTCACAGGCAAGAAAGCGCCACAACTTGGCGGTGTGATCTTCAGGTGCATCTGTTTGAATAATTCGCACATTGGGGAAAAGGCGCAGGGTTGAGATTACCCAGGAAGGCACCGATTGCCCCACAAAGAAGATGAGGTCATATTCTTCATCTAAAATCTGTTGAGCGATAATGGCGTTTTTGATTGCGCCCACACAGTATCGAAGGTCTGACCCATACAAAGAAAAAGATATTGCCTGTTTCATTTGCGAAGTTTCTTTAGTAAAACCTCATACGCTTCTGATTCGATATAGTTCTTGTAAGCAAGAGCATCGGCAGAATAAACTTCATCTGCATTGACTGCCACATATCCTTCATCCCATTCAGCTTTTCCTGCAATGGGGTGCATATGCTCAACAATGACATCTTCAAGATAGGTCAAAGAGCCTAAATCCTCGCCCAATTTCTTCCAAAAGTTGTCAAGGTAAAGATGCTTCATATTCGGCGGCACCATTCCATCAAGTGCGCCAACAATGTCTGATGTCATTGAGACCATCGTTGGAAGGCGCTTGCCTTGAAGTAGGTCATTGCCGTAGGCAAGTGACGGTGCCTGTTGCAACGCCTCGATCAGTTTTGCATCCCAATCGGCG